TCCTCTCTGAAAAATAAATGTTTTTATTGCTTATTATCCGCACCCAAAAAGTTGCATTTATAAGTTGAACTCAAGACGGTTAAATAAGTGCTGTTTCCTATATCACAAAGTTACTAAATTGAAAGCAAATCACAACGGTTGATTAGTGTTTCCTACTAGCTTAGTAGCTGTTTCCTATATCAGTAAGCATTCTATTTTCCGCCACGACAATTTTATCGGCTGTTTTTCAGCCGATAAAATAAAAATGTCCGCAAGAAAATAGTTTTGTTTTAACATTCCGATTGATAAAAACATGGCAGAAGGGCTTTTTTGTCGCAGTCCTTACCATGAAGAATACATTCAAACAAGTGCTTCAGGTAATCCTGAGGATCTATGTCATTAAGTTTGCAGCTTTCTATCAGAGAAAAGATGAATGCCGAGTTTCCTGCTGCATCCTCACTGCCGATGTTCATACAGTTCTTGAGCAGCAGCTTTACAGGTTTCATCCTTTGCTCACAGAGGTTGTTCGATATTTCCGCAGAACCGTCCTTGAGGATATTTTTCAAGGATTTCCACTGGTTTATCGTATAGTTCACAGCCTTTCTCATCAGTTCGTTTGCCATGAGTTTAGTATCCTGCATCATCATGACCACCTTATGATGGATACGTTCAAGAATAGGTTTCGTAAGCTTAAGTCTTTTTTCCTTAATCTGCTCACCACTGAGTTTCATTGTGCGGAACAAGTCTTCATTTCTGAACATATCACCGATAGGGTCTATTATATCCATCGCAGTTCTGTCTGATGGCAAGGCATCGACCCACAGCCTCCTGCAGTGTGTCCAGCAGCCTATATGAAGCACCTTTGAGTCTTCTCCGTCGAACATCCTGTAAACCGTATATCCGTCTGTAGATAAAGATCCCATAAAATGTTCAAGGAAGGTCTTTGCTACATCAGAGGCTCTGCTGCCGTTATTGTAATGATAGTAAACCAACTTGACATGCTTTGCAAAAAAAGCCCATAAATACTTTCTCCTGTAAGCCTTGCCTTCCGGTGTTTCAACTCCGACAAGTTCGGTCGTCTCGTCAACCATAAGGTATTTTGCCTGTTGTACAAACTCCTTGAAGACATCTTCCATAAACTCCCTAAGCCTGGAGATTCCGTTATGGATATAGCCGTTCAGCGTGGTATTGCTTATGTGGATGCCTTCTCTTGCAAGCAGTCTTATCTGTCTGTTCTCAGGCATACTGAAGTCATATTTCAGACAAAGCAGACGGGCAAGCAAATCAGGGGAAAAGATTCCTCCAAGGTTTTTCAAGGGATGCTCCATCGTGTTAGTGAAAGTGCCGTCTGCAAGCTTTACCCTTGCCACCTTGTACACATGTTCCACGTTATGAGCACGCACATGTTCTATAAACCTGTATTCCCACACATCAGCCATTCCGTTACGGTTCATAAGCCTTGCACCATCCGGGAGTTGGTAATAGTCTTCTATTTCATGAACAATTACCTTATCCACCTTCAGCCTGGTCTTTGCTGCACGGGGAGCAGTTTCCTTTTTCCTTGAAGGCCTGCAGTTCTGTGAAGATACGTTACCGGAAGAGGTATTGCTGCCGGTACCGTTACCATCGGTCTTATTATCATCATCACCTTTCTTGCCAGAACCGTCGTACTCGGACTTCTCCATTGCAGACTTGTCAATGTTACGGTTGTTCAGCAGCCTTCTTTGTTCTGAGGTACGGCCGAAACGGTGTTTCCTGCTGTCCTCAAGCTGAAGCCTGAGATTGGATATCTCATTTGCCAGCATCATGTTCACCTCGTCTTTTGCCTCAAGCTGCTTTCTCATAAGTTCCATCTCTTTCCTGTAATGTTCAACCGTACTCGATTGCTTTTCGAGGGATTCTTTGAGGTCATTGATTGTATCAACCATAGCCTTGGAGTTCTCTTTGTTTGATTCTTCAATAGCCTTAAGCCTCGCAATCAGTTCGTTTACCTGTTTGCGAAGCCCCGCCTTTTCCTCATTCGCCAGACCCAGCTGGCAGCAAAGTAACTCGTATGCTCTTTCATCAATCATGATATAAAGGTACGAAAAATCAGGCAGTTACGCAAACTTTTTATCGTTTATTCTTATATTATTTTTATTGATAATCAATGTATTAATATTAATCTTTCGGACTGACGTACATCTTGTCAACTACTATGCTTTCCGTAAGATAGGCCATGTCCGACCATTGTATCCGGTAGCATTTGGAAACTTCATCAAACACAGGTTTCTTGAACTTTCCCATAACAGGACGTTTCTCGTAAAGCACATAAAAACCACGTTCGTAATGAAGTATCTTCACAACCTTCCGGTTCCTGGACATGAACATATATACATTGGATGCATCGCTCGGGTCAAGTGACATCTCTTCCCTTATACTCTCACACAGGCGGAAGATTCCTTTCCGCAAATCCACATTACCGTTAAACAGGTAATAGTTCAGGTTAGCGCTAAGTCCGAGCATATCATCCTATCATTTTATTAAGCAACAGGCTCAAATCAAGAACTGTGGTGTTTCTCAGGAACAGTGTGGCACCTGATGTCAATTGCAGTTTTACCCACTTAATCGGAGATTCACCTTCAGGTTGTTTCACCTCCAACTTTACGGTTGGACTGTTGCAAGGCTTGCCGGTTATCCAGACTTTGGCAACCTTGGGTTGCTCAACCTGGACTGTCTTGCCTAACTTTTCGCTCCATAGCTGATGACGCTGCCAGTTCATGAACTTGTCGTAATTTACTCCATAATCCGCACAGAACTCACGAAGATCCTTGGTCTCACTGCATAACTGATAGAGGTCATATACCTCCTGGTAGTTTACTTTTTCTTTTGCCATAATCATTGTTGTTTAAGGGTTACGGCGCAAAGGTAGGTTTAGGGAACATGCGTGTCAAGGCGGAAAATAGAATGGTTACCATCTTTAATTAATCAATTAGTTCCTAATATTTGACTATAACAAGTCTTTAATGTAGTAAGTCGATTATTTTTTAATGCCCGAACCGTGAAGTGTCTACTTCTTTTACCTCCAGTTTTTTATATCCGCCAAAACGGTATGTAAAGTTCAGAGATACTGTACGGGTGTAGAAAGAACTGTTCATATCCAAATACTGACCTTTGAAGCGAACCTTCATATCCGGCATGCCGGAATTAAAGATGTCACTGCAACGTGCCGTAAGTGTACATTTGTCTTTGGCAAAGTTCCACTTCATTCCGGCTGTAAGATTGAATGTGCTTGCAAGATCCAACGTTCCCTGAACGAAAGGTGTTTGTATGTTCCCTGTCAGTTCAAACGAAAGGTTCTTTCCAACCTTGAAGGTATTATCAAGTGTTCCGACAAATATCCATTTCTTACGATCAAAAGGTATGTCAAAAAATTGGTCACATTTCTGTCGTGCCTGCATACCTACAAGTGTAAGCCTTGCATCATACCAGTTCCCCATACTGAACGGTACAATGATATTGGCTCCTATCATACGCATATAGTTCCAGTTAGTGTTCTTGTATATCAATGCCAACCGGTCGGTTGCCTGATAGGGAGACTGGGCAAAGTAATCGGATGTATGTTTATAGAACAGGCCAACGATATACTTCTGTTTCAATATATAGTTTCCATTCAGATAATAGTTCGTCATAGGTCTTAAACCAGGCGTTCCCTGAATTTCAGAATATCCATTCAGATAGGTGACTGAAGACTGCATATCCCAGTAACCAGGATATGTCTTGTCTGTTGACAGGGATAGCTGGAAAATATGTTGCGGACTTTTCAGATATGTCAACGAGGCTTGCGGATAAACCGCCCATTTGTGATAATTGCCAATAGTATAATATTCTCCAGTAGCCGAAACAGTGAACGAAGTCCCTGTTGCCCAATTCTTGCTCAGCGAGAAATAGAAATTAGTTGTCTGCTCTTCCAGCTTAGCATCAGTATTTTCAGGTTTTATATTACCTGTCACATTATTATAAGTCTGAAAATCGTAGTTTTTTGTATAGAGATAGGAAACACCGTAACCTATACCCCAATTATTGGGCAGACTATGTTTCTGGTCTGCATAAACAGAGTAACGGTCAATACGCTGGCCGCCGGTCAGGGTATATGCGTTTTCACTATTATCTGTAAGCTGTGTTAACATTGTCTGGTTATTATCAGAAGTGAATCGGGTATAATCACCGCCTAATTCGAGTCCGAAACCGGAACTGTATTGTACAGCTATGTTATGCATCTTATTTTCTGTAAATTTATCGAGAGTGGATTGCTGAAAACTTCCGTCTGCTATACTACGACCGTTTCTGTCGGGAGTAAAACTTCCGGTATAAGCAATATTCAGACGATTCTTTTCATTGATATTGTATTCCAGAGCCGTTCTTACATTATGCATCCAGCTTTTGGTACTTAGTTTCTCATTTTGAGTTATTTCATAAACCTTATCGCCTAATGTATGTCTGGAGAACAAGTCCGTATATTCCATTATTTTGGCATTGTCGGCCCCATACATTACATCCAGAGTTACTTTAGGCGTAGATAATCGGAAATTACCATTCGCACCGCCACTACTGAAATATCTGTTCTGATAGTATGTGCTCAACTCTCCCTGAAATGAATAGTCATTTGAGCGTTTCATCACCACATTGATGACAGCTCCACGCACATGGAGTTCAGGAGGGGCACTGTATATGACTTCTGCTTTCTCTACACGATCTACCGGTGTATTACGCAGCAATGTTTCCAGCTGATCTGCTGTCATAGTCGTAGGCTTGCCGTTCATCACAATTGTAAGAGAACTAGCTCCTGCAAGAGAAAGAGTCCCGTTACTCTCCTGTACCCCCGGTAGTTTGGATATAGCCTCGTATGCATTGTTTACAGCCCGTTTCTCAGAAAGTACCGAAAGATCATATCCAAGCCGCCCGTCTTCTACTTTAACCAATGGTCTTTCACCCTTAATTACCACTTCCTCCAGATTATAGTCTTTCGGCTCCAATGTAATGATGCCGACATCATGAGCCCGACCTTTTATTTGTCTAGTCTGATAAAGTAAGTGCTGGACAATAAGCTGATAACTCTCCGGCTCCGGTTTAAGCATAAATGTACCGTCGGCCGCAGAGATGGTAGCCTCTAAATAAGTTGAATCCGGTAGTTGCATGACAATGGTCGCACCTTCTACCGGTTGTTGATGGATGTCTACTATTGTTCCTTTTATCTGACTAAAGGCCCAAACCGGCAATGCTGTATACAGCAATAGCCCTATCAATCGCTTTGATTTCATTACATTTATTTCTTACGATCGTTTTCTAAAAACTGCCTCTCTTCTTATGCAGTTTCCTGCTTTACCAGTTTTCTGCTACAAATGTATAAGATTATATCAGAAAAGCTTCCTCTTTTCCCTTCTTTAAAAGAAGGCATAATAAACTTTACGGGCATCAGAACGAATTGTGTAAGATAGAACGGCGGCAGAAATGTTGTTGCGGTTTGTTTATCAGCGAGTTAAACGAAAACGGGCTTTCATGAAAACACAAAACGAAATGTGACATTACTTTACAAACGCTTTACATCTAAACGGCCTAAACACGGGCTTTAAATACGTTTTTGTTACATCACCCTATAAATATCACCTAAACGGGGCTGGAATAGGCTGTAAAGGCTTATTTCGGCCTTTTTTTATGCCTGTTTAGGTGTTTAGAAATCTGTTTAAGTCCCCATTTAGACAGGAAAAACAAGCGGTTTCAGAATCTCTCTCTTAAATGTTAAAAAAGGGGTTGGGCATACCTTTGGGCATACTAGTTGGGCATACCCTTTTTTATTCATTTTATGTGCAAAATAAAAAGTTGGGCATACCTTTTTAACTGGTTTTAAGTCGTGTATTTGGTAGGAGATTGCCTTTTGTGTGTGCTATTAATGCGTTTTAATCTATATTTTGATATAGATAGTATTATATATTTTCGCATTGATTATGCTGTAAAATTAATGTAAGTCACTGGTTTATAGTGCTTATTTGGATGATAATACGTATTTTTACGGTGAAAACGTGTGTGTGCGTGTAGAAATGATGCAGAATAGCTCAGAAGGTAGAGCAAACAGTACTGGACGCCTGCTGTTTTGTCCCCGGTTCGAGTCCGGGTTCTGCCCCAATACTTTCTATGAATTTGCGTTTTTATAGGTATTTGGATTAAGGTGAACGCTCCCGGTGAAAGTCCGGGAGCTATTTTTAGGAGTATGGCAGGAAAATTGATTGTTTCTTTTGATTTTGTGGATGAAAAAGGGAATCTAATTGTAAAAGCCCCCCATTTCAACACGATGATAACTCCTGTAATACAGGAGAATGTATCTGTGAGTGATTACATAGACATGCATTTATACTTGACTGATTGTATCAGCCGTTTTGCAAGATATGAGCAATCACCTCGTCTTTTTCCGCACATCCCAGTTCCGATAGCTTTAGAGGAACGACATAATAATCAGTGTTGTATATGCGATTCGCCAAATCCTGAACATCCGGAGAACTGCAAGTAATTTTAAGGTCTTCTGCAATCCCAGTAGAAAAGTGCTCCTTAGCGTACGCTTCGATGAGAATATCGCAATCAGGATAGCTGGAATGAAGGTTTCCCATTTTCTGCCAGAACTCCCTGTTCCTTTCATCTCATTTACGACGGGATGTCTGGTCTATAAAAGCTTGATTATAGACAATCTCTTTTATGAACGTTCCCATAATTATTATTGTTTTAATCGCCTTTTAAATGCCAATTAAGCGTTATTTCTTATAATAAACGAATTCGCCACCTTCTTCACCGGAATCCAGGTGCATCACATTATCGCTGAATGTTCCGCTCATTATCAACCCTTCTGCATTCAGCGAAACATTATTGCCGTCTACTGAATAAGAACCTGATGCGGAATCTTTCTTATCGAAAACGCCATCTGCATCAGAATCTTCATCCAACGTAATGGAGAATGTACTTTCTTGAAATGTAAGAGTCCATTTCAGATACACGATTCCACCGTATTCTTCAGTCGATTCCCATGTTGTACCTGTCAGAACTGTAGCTTCTTCATCATCAGAACAGCTTGTAATAAACATTGGCAAAATCATTGCCAGAATTAATAATAGTTTTTTCATACGTCTTTTATTTTATTGGTTATTTAACTACATCTATAATATTACAGCTTACTCCAGCCGTATAACCCCGATAACCAGGGCCACATGATAAATCCTGTCCAAAGGTAATTCGAATGGCTCGTAACGTTCATTGTCCGATACGATGAGGACGTGTTCTTTGTCTGATCCGGGCTTTACCCGTTTGATAAGTGGCCCCTGATCCGTATCTAATACATACACCTTATTCCATTGAAAGAAGATATCACTCATGGAAAGGCGTTTGCAGGCTACGATGTCTCCACTGTTATACTTAGGATACATGCTGCTTCCTTTTACGCTGATCAGGAACTCTGCTCCTTTAAATGTGGGAACCACAAAGCGTTCACACTCGTATTCAAGTACGGTATGCTCGCCGGTGAAGGCTCCTGCCATGGCACTGATGGGTATCAGTGGAATGCCTTCTCCGGGTGAATTGGCCGGATGGGCTAAAGGAATTGCTCCATCTATCGGTTCTGATGGTGGGCTTTCTTCATTACGAAGCATCTTCCCTTCTCCGGTGAGAAGCCAATTGCTATTTATGTTATAGGTAAAACATAAGAGTGCAGCCAGATCCGTTCCTATATTCATTCTATAATTCAGAATTTCTGAAAATTTAGAAGGCTTTATTCCTAATTTTTCAGCCAAATCTGCTTTAGAAGCTACTATACGTGTATCCAGAAGGTGATTAACAGCCTCTACGAACCTTAGATTTATCTCCTCTTTTTTCATGTTTTCTGAATTTTTTGTCTGATTTTACTGAATTATGTTTGTATAATTCAGAATTTCTGTATTACTTTGCAGAGTCTTCAATACGGAAGACGGTCTAAAGATAGAAAATAATCTATAAAAACGCAAATTATGGAACAAGCAAACATTCGGCAAGCTGCGAGCTTGCGAGTATTCTACGATGAGAGTGAAAACGTGAACATCCGTACACAAGTAATCAATGATGAGCCTTGGTTTGTGGCTAAGGATGTGGCAATGGCTCTGAATATAGACTGGAGCGGCAAAACCCTGAAAGCGATTCCTGACGATTGGAAGGGGATGGGGAAATTTCCCATTTACGGCTCAGAACATACTGTGAGCGACATTAGACGTATGACATTAATCAATGAAGCAGCCGTTTACAAACTTGCATTTCGAAGCAACAAGCCGGAAGCCGACAGGTTTGTCAACTGGGTGACCGGCACAGTGCTCCCCAGCATCCGGCGAACCGGAAGCTACTCAGTAAGCGGCGAGCGTCCGGAAAGCACGAAACGTCTTCCTCTTCCCAAGTTCCGTCCGTACTTCGGTCAGTGGAAAGAAAACGTGAAGCCCTACATCAGCCGTGCGGAGCTTTGCCTTACAGCCGAGAAGCAGCGTGTCACGCTGGGGCATGTGCAAAAGGTGTATGCCGGAACTGCGATGAGTTATCCTGTGGCAAAGTGCATCCAGTACCTCGCGAAGAAGAACCGTCAGGAAGGACGCAACTATCCGGAGAAGAAACCAGCTTACGAACAACTTTGCATCACGTGGGAGGAATGAAGCTATGAAAGAGCATAAGATTGATTATAAAGAGCATAAGATTGATTATAAAGAGCTGGAAAGGATATTGGACGAGATGATAGCACACGCACAAACAGCCAAATCCGAATGTCGGAAAGAACACCCGGATTTAGTTACATTGTGCGACAACAGCATAGAGGAGATGTGGAATTTAGTCAGTGAGGCCGAAAGATGCATCTGTCCGCTCCACTGAACTGTCATAGATATATGCTTTCAATCCCGAATTCCAGATGTTGATACTACCGATTATAATGTCCAGTGCTTCTCTAAAAATAATGGTTTCATGAGAATGGGCTTTAAAACTGATCATGATATTTCGGGAGAGCACATCTCCTTTCCTTGCAGATTTAGCTTCCTTCACAATGGATGCATTAAAAGCTTTAGCAAGCGATTTGATCCGATTGGATTCGATAAGACAGGTATCATGCCTGTCAGACTCAACTACGACAGAGTAAAAAGACTCATAAACATATACAGTACTCATAATCAAAATAAAGTTAGTTTGTTTAGCATCGCTACAAATGTAGCAAAACCGTTCCGGTTCGTGAGAATAGGGACGGACTTTTAACCGAATAATAACGATAAAAACAATAACGAAATGGCAGAAACAAGAAAACTCATTAAAGCAAGCCGGGAACTGAAAGAAGAAATCGCCCGGAAACTGAATGTTACAACCCGTACGGTGGATGCCGCTCTGGCATACGATACAAAGAGCCCTACAGCAAGACTTATCCGTTCGTATGCCTTGAATCATGGAGCAAAGCTCTATGAGTTGAAGGAAATGGAAAACCCGTATGCGGAAGTTATTCAATTGTAATTTACAACCAACTGCATAAGTGATGAATCATTGCCATTCCGGTTCGAGAGAATAGGAATGGCTCCTAACTCAAAACCATAGAATCATGAAACGAATCAATCCTACAACCATTTATCTGCTGCTGATACTCGCAGCAGCCATACTGAACCGACTAGCAAACGGCTCAATGAACCTGATTATAACAATCTGCCTTTGCCTGGCACTCATACCTGCTGCAATACGGATGGACAGAGAGGATAAAAAGGAATAAATCACATCCGGCTTGCAGAGCTTTACTATCAGGATAACAGCAAACTCTCTGACATCGGTTTCAATAGGGGTAAAAAGAGGTAAAGCGGCTGCCGTCCGGGTTCAAGTCCCGGAGCCGGACTACAATCTTAACGAATTAATCATGGAAATGTACGGAAACACATTATGCGTCAGCTTTACGGAGCTTGTTCGTGGGGGTATTATCAGTAAGCCCACTTACGACAAGTATGTACGTGAAGGCAAGCTTACCCTCCTCCAGCGGGGAGGTAACGGACGCGAGGCACTGATTGCCTACCGCTCCATGCCGGAACGGCTCCGTGCAGCATACGATGACACATTCAAGAATGCATACGAGGAAATGAAACAGCGTGAGCAGGAAAAGTACATCAACACACAGATTCGGTTCGATGCCGAAGCGGTACGATTCTTCAAGGAGTTTGAGCCGCGTATCGAGCCGGCCAGACAACTGGAATATATCCTGAATGCTCAGGTTATGAATGAAATGGTGCGTACGGAGAAAGCCCGCAATGTGGAGCATGCCAAAGGAGGCTTTGCCCGCCGTGCGGAAACATGGAGCAGTGTGCAGATCTGCTGTGAGCGTCTTCGCGAAATCACAGGTCACACACTGCCGAAGAATCCGGCACGATTGCGTGAGAAGTTCAATGCTTACAAGCGAGATGGATATGTGGTACTGGTAAGCGGTAACCTGGGCAACAGTGCCGCACGCCGCATCGGAAAGGCTGAAGGTGCTCTTTTGCTGAAGCTCCGCCGGAGCAAGTTCCCTGTTTACACAGACATGCAGCTCTTTGAGGAATACAACCGTCAGGCGGTGATTCGCGGCTTGAAGACCATCAAGAGTCCTACCACGATGCACAGTTACTTGAATGATCCGGCGGTGATGGTGTGGTGGTATGCCGCGGTAAATGGCGAAAGGGAATTCAAGAACAAATATATGCCAACCTTCGATACGGTAATGCCGTCCATGCCTAACTCGCTGTGGTATTCAGACGGTACGAAGATAAACCTTTACTACCGTGCTTATGATGAACGGCAGAAGCGATGGGTGGCACGAACCACGGATGTGTACGAGGTGATGGATGCCTGCACGGAACTGTTCCTCGGCTACTTTATCGGTGACGGCGAAAACTTCTACAACCAGTACATGGCATACCGGATGGCACTCCAGACATGGAAGGTGAAGCCTTACGAGATAGTGACCGATAACCAGGGAGGGCATAAGAAACTGGCTTCGCAGGGATTCTTCAAGAAACTCTGCTACCTACACAAAACCACGATGCCGCACAACGGCCAGTCAAAATCCATCGAGTCTGCTTTCGGACGGTTCCAGCAGCAGGTACTTCACAAGATGTACAACTTCACCGGTCAGAACATCACGGCCAGGAAGCTTTCCAGCCGTGCCAATGTTGACATGGTAATGGCTAACATTGATAAACTGCCCACGCTGGAGGAACTGAAACAGCAGTATGCCGACTGTCGCGAAGAATGGAACTCGATGCAGCATCCTACCAGCCCCACCGGCATGACCCGATTGGAAATGTACACCGCGATAGAGAATCCGCAGGCACAACCGCTTGATGACTATGAGGCACACGAAATCTTCATGCTGTTCTCTCAGGCTCCGGTGCAATACACCAAGGAAGGTTTCATCTTCCGCATGAACAAGCAGGAATACAGCTACATGGTGTATGGCGATGACGGACTGGTAGACATGAACTTCCACCTTCAGAACGTAGGCCGTCAGTTCCTCTACCGCTACGATCCGGAAGACATGACCCGCATCGAACTCTGGGCGGTTACTGATACCGGAGCCAAATATTCGGCAATAGCCACACCGAAAGTCACGATCCATCGTGCCACTCAGGAACGAACCGACGAGGAAAACGCTTATCTGTTTGCGCAGCTGGAAGCCAACCGCCGCACACGTGCAGCCATGCACATCGCCCAGGAAGACCTTTTCATGGAGGAAGCCATGGGCGAAGCATACACCCAACTTCGGATACCGCGTCCGGTGGCCGTGAGCGAAAAGCAGCTTGACGGATACCGCGAAGAAATGAAGCGTGGCACACTGGAAGCTCCGGTACCGATGCCCGAAACGGATATTCCGGAAGAGCCTGTACTGGCAGATGAACCGCTGACCTTCGCATCAGCCGGTGACTGGACAAAGAAAGTATCGAACCTGACGTTTGATGAACTGGACAGCTTGGGAAAATTCTAACGATTTGATTAAACAATACTTAAATACCTATTAAAACAATGAAAGGATTAACAACAGAAATGAAAGAACAGGTACGCAGCGCACTGATTGCCTACCGTTCCAATTACCCTACGTTGAACCGTGCCGCAGAAAGCTTGCAGGGTGTAAGTTCGGCCACCGTGAGCCAGCTTTGCAACGGAAAGTATGAACTGATCAGTGATGAAATGTTTATCCGTATCGCTTCGCAGATAGGCTTTGCCTTCGACTCATGGAACCTTCACGAAGGAAAGACCTTCAAGGAAATCACTTTTGCGCTGAGTGACGCACAGGCATACAAGAACGTGACATGGATTGTGGGTGATGCCGGATGCGGAAAAACCACGGCAGCCATTGAATACCGCCGCACGCACCGTAACGTGTTCTACATCCTTTGTTCGGAAGATATGCGACGCTCAGACTTCGTTCGTGAGATAGCCAAACAGGTAGGCGCACCTACCGACACGACCAACCTCCGCGATATGCTGGAGAATGCCATCAGTATGATTTCTTTCCTGGGGAATCCGCTGCTGGTGTTTGATGAAGGCGACAAGCTTACTGACAGCGTGTTCAACTACTTTATCAGCATATACAACCGTCTGGAAGGACACTCCGGCATCGTGTTTCTCAGCACCGACTACATCAAGCGCCGCATGGAAGCCGGACTTCGCTACAACAAGAAAGGTTACAAGGAAATAAACAGCCGTATCGGACGCCGTTTCTTCGATGTATCTCCCACGGAACAGAATGACATATACGCCATCTGTCAGGCTAACAATCTGACCGACCGTGCCGATATCGAAGAGGTGCTGAAGGATGCCAGACGAAGCGACAACGACCTTCGCCGTGTGAAGCGATGCATCCACCGTCAGAAACGTATTATCGAAGCCCGCATAAAGAAAGGAGGAAGCAATGAATAAAGAAGACACTACCCCACCCCCACAGAAAAAGAAGTTTACTTTCGATCGCAACGCAAAAGGTGTCCGTGAGCTTCTGTCTATGAAATTCGATGTAATGCAGTTTGATGGTCCCTGGTATAATGCATTCGGTACTCCGGAACGACGGGGAGTATGGATCATCTGGGGAAACTCCGGTAGCGGAAAGACCAGTTTTGCCCTTCAGCTTTGCAAGTATTTGTGCCGTTTTGGTCGCGTAGCTTACGACTCCATGGAGGAAGGTGCTTGCCGCACTATGCAGGATGCCATACGGCGTACAGGCATGATGGAAGTAAACAAGAGGTTTCTGCTGATTGACAATGAGAGCATGGAAGAGCTTAGCATCCGTCTTCGGCGACAGAAAAGCCCCGACATCGTGGTAATCGACTCCTTCCAGTATACCCGCATGACGTACCGCCAGTATATCGACTTCAAGGAGCAGCACAAACGGAAGCTGCTCATCTTCATCAGCCATGCCGAAGGCCAGTTGCCAAACGGACGCGCCGCCAAAGGAGTGATGTACGATGCCTCGCTGAAAATATACGTGGAAGGCTTCAGGGCATTTTCAAAGGGTCGGTTTATCGGTCCTGTAGGACATTACGACATCGTGCCGGAGAAAGCCCGGCAATATCACGGAGAAGAATAATCATAAAACACACAGTCATGAAAACAATAATGAAAGAACGCTTCATAACCCCGCAGCAGATCAAGGCACTGCAAGCTCAGTTTCACAAGATGGGTTTTACCGATGAAGACCGCCACGGATTTATCAGCCAGTTCACAGCCGGTCGTACAGACAGTACTTCAGGGCTGACCAAAGAAGAAGCCGGACTGCTATTGAGCCGCTTCAACAAGGAATCAGCCGACCGAATCCGCAAGGAAGCGCGTGCCTTGGTAAAGCAGATATTTTCATTGTCGTTCCGCATTTCCTGCCTGAACCGGAACTACACGAACGACACACCAGAGGATTTTGAAATGAACAAAGCTAAAATCAACCAGTTCTGCCGCACACGCAGCAAGTTCCGCAAGAACCTGACGGAAATGTCGCTGGCAGAACTAAAAGAAGTGAAACGACAGTTTGAGGCAATGGCAAGAAAGGAGGAGAAATGAGAAAACAATCAGAAATAAATCGGGCAATAGAGCACTTGAAGGCTTATACAGACGCAGCGAGCCGAATACAGGTGGAAGTCCTGGAAATGAAGCGCAGCGAAACATGGGTATTCAATCAGTATGTGCGCGACGTTCCGGAAGACGAGCGAAACGAAACCCTATTCTATGCCGCACGGGATGCAGCCCAGTTCCTCGCCGGAAAGATTGGTATCAGTTCCATCTGTCCGGATCTGGAGGACGAACCGGAAGAGGAAGAAGAAACTATTACATTGAGCCTCTCGGAATACAAGAAGCTTCTGCGCCGATTGGATCGTGTAGAAAGAAGATTAGGACTCAGGGTGGGTTCTTTAGAGAAAGTACCTAGAAAGGATATTTCAGAAGCACCGGATGATTTGATAGGTCAGGCTGACGCATGCAGATTAATAGGATGTGGAAAAACAACTATAAAAAGATGGGCTAACAAAGGGTTGATAACGGGATATCAGAAAGGGCGTAGCGTGTATTACAGCAGACGCGAGCTGATTGGCAGCCCGGTAGTGAAAGATTACAAGGACAGTAAATCAAACAAGGAATAACCATGGAACAGACAATCGAACAAATCCAGAATGACATTATGAACCGCATGCAGCAGTTTGATTTCACCGACCAGGTACTCATCCTGCGGGAACTGGAAAATTTCTGCGGACAGCAGGCAGACGAAGCTCTGAAAATGGAATATGACATGGCGGCAATGGAGGACGAACTAATTGACAATTGAAAGTATATGGAAAAAAAAGAATGGAACGAAGTGCTATCACGTGAGGGGAAGATAGACCCCGTAAAGTATGGAATAGGAATGCCGGGTGAGAAAGGAAGTCCAAAGGCTCTGATTGATGGAAGGGAACCATACAGGCGTATTTTCATCCGTCTGCGTACACCACAAGAGACGCTTGCGTGTTCACCTATACGCGACGGAGCTGACTTTGCCAGTCGTGCCTCCATCATCGAGAACTGGTTTAACTCCGTAGTAAGGAAAGGGAATTTCATACTCACGTTTGAGGCTTTGCAGGTGACCGATGAGCAGGCGGACGAAATGGAAAAAGAATCTATGAATTACTAATCATTTAAACAACATTTAAAAACCGATTAATTATGGCAAAAAGAACCAAGAAAACAGTAATCAGCGGAGTAAGCCGCGAACAGTACGAACAGGCATTTGCGGAATTCGCTATGGCAGACGCAAAGGCTCAGGCTATCGCAGCTAAGATGGACCAGGAAATGACAAAGATCCGTGAGAAGTACGCCGACCAGCTGGCAGAACTGAACGAAACGAAAGACCGCACTTTCGAAGTGATGCAGACCTATGCCACCGAAAACAAGGACACGCTTTTTTCTAAGAAAAAGAGTCTGGAATCAGCACACGGCATCATTGGTTTCCGCACCGGCAACCCGAAGCTGAAGAACATGAAAGGTTTCACCTGGGCAGCTGTGACAAACCTCTGCAAAGAGTTCCTTCCACAGTATATCCGCACAACCGAGGAACTGGCTAAAGACAAGCTGCTGGCCGACCGTGACATTCCTGAAATTGCGGAACAGTTCGCAAACATCGGCGTACAGGTGGTGCAGGATGAATCTTTCTACGTAGAACCCAAAAAGGAAAGCGATGCGGTCCAGACGGCCTAAATACACGTATGAACGCCGTGGTCCTCTTTGGATCGTGTATCGGAATGAATATACTGATACAATTTGCACAGGCACTCCCATTGCGGAGTGCCGATCCAAAGAGAAAGCACGGGATATGGTTTATGAACTTAACGGATGGGAAAAAGATGGAAAAGTACAGAATTGAAAGGAAATTTATAAAAAAAACTCTTCCTAAATATGCATTGGAAATATCGGGATACTATCACAAGAGATTTCCAATACAATCTCTTACTCAACAGCAAGCAAAGGAAGAAATGGACATAATAGAAAAGTATTTGAACAACTTTACATACATCGTTCGAAACTCTAAAAACAAACTTGGTATAACTCATAAGATAGAACGTACAGATAACCGCATCACGGTATACACGGTCTACGATAAACCCGTTATCACATTTTGGATTGAGGAGGAAAAGGAAGATGAATAAATTACTCTGTTGTAAATGTGGAAAAGAGATTAATCCGGATGCAGGATATTACAATGCACCATCCGGTCCTCATTGCATATCCTGTTGGACAGGGAAAGATATAAATGATAGGATAAAAGAGTATGGGAAAGGAATATATGTCATCAAGACAGGAGCCGGAGATTATCTGAAAAAAGGATACCCAAAACTCTCATCGGATTTTTCGTATGAATTATGTTTTGTGAAAGATATTAAAAAGGCAAGGAAATTCAGCAGCTTCATCAATGCTTGCAACTTCCGTAATTTATCTCCTTTCCTGAAAAAATGCGAAATTATTAAATTGGAATAGCTATGGCAGAACTCACTTTTAAAACAAACATCCGGCGTGACAAGTGGCCGCGCTGGATGAAGAAGCTGCACGAGTACATGACCCGTGTAACTCAGAACCGGGAACTGGAGCCTACCCGTGATGAATATCTTCGTCTGAAAATGATAATGGAGGGTTGTCTTGGAGAATTAAAAAATGAGGAAGACGCACGCCGGGCTTCCGTTCGTGTATTGCTCGGAGAAGACGATGACCGGTTATCTCTCATAATAATGCGAAGCAATCTGGTAATAACATCTTATTACATCGAACAATGAACAAACGTACACAAATCATTCTTTTCACAGCCTTTTCTCTTATCATCGGTCCGCTGATTATTTTGGGATTCATTCTGAAACTTGCGGGAAGAATGCTCGATATACTTGGCTGGCTCTGCTGGATGGAACCACGCATGGCGCGGAAAGGATGGAATGAATTAATCAGAAAAATAAAAGAATCATGGAGCACCAATTAGGAGAAACGTTTATCTGGAACGGAAATACGTTCGAAGTAGCCGAAGTTGAAGATCCGGAACAAGCATGCAATGGATGCTGGTTTTTTGAGCATTCCATAAGCTGCTACGGCATCGGACTTAACTGTACGGACGATTCGAGAAGAGACCATACTAACGTAATATTTAAACAATCAACAAAAACAGAAGAATTATGATGCACAACTGGTTTACATGCAAAATCCGTTATGAGAAAACAATGGAAAACGGAATGCAGAAGAAAGTAACAGAACCCTATCTGGTAGACGCTCTCAGCTTCACCGAAGCCGAAAGCCGTATTATCGAAGAAATGACACCGTTTATCAGCGGCGAGTTCGAAGTGGCTGGAGTTGCAAAAGCTAATTACAATGAACTGTTCTCAAGTGAAGAGGAGTCTGCCTGTATCTGGTATAAGTGCAAACTCTGGTTTATTACACTGGATGAAAAGACCGGAGCAGAAAAGCGTACTGCCAGCAACGTACTTGTACAAGCTTCCGACCTTCGCGACGCCATCAAGAAGCTGGACGAAGGAATGAAAGACACTTTGGCCGACTACGTGATAGTCTCCGTACAGGAAACCTCCATTATGGACGTGTATCCTTACAAAGCGGAACCCGATGTGAAACCCGAATTTGAAAATGCAGACAGAAGATGAAAACAGAAAAGACCTATATCCATCGCCGCGTATGCCTCTGCCGCCAGTGCGGAGGAACCGGCACAGTAACCGTATATGCAGAGAAAGATGTGCGCCGGGAATATCCCCAGCAGAAAGTATGTCCGCAATGCCAGGGCAGCGGGCGTATCTGGCTCAGCGGAACAGTAATCAAACAGATTGAACCCTATGCAGAACCAGAACCTTAATCTGTTCAAGCCTCGCAGGGTGGCAGCGAAAGTCCATTACAGCGCAATCAATCAGTTTATGTTTGTATGGATCAAGCACAGCCGCCCATGCGACCTGAAGGTGCAGCGTTCGAAGCAGAACCCGGAATGCCTGGGCATCTGCTTCGATGTGGAAAACAACGACACAATCGACATGATGCGTGAGCTGGAGCGTGATTTGAAAATTGAAATTATTGATTTACCTTAGATTTGCATCTGAGGATTACAGATAAAATAGAAAGGATAAATTTGTGAAGTAAAGAAAGAATGC